TGTGCTTTTAGACAAGAGGGACAAACTTTAGGAGATACACAATTCCAAGTACCAGACCTAAGATCTAAGTTTATCAGAGCTAGTTCTGCATCTGATCAAGGTGTTATTAATGATAACACAGTAACTAATGCCACAGGACAGGTTATTGAGAGATCTGGTGTTGGTGTTAATGTTTCATCTAACGTAGGAACTCTTGCAACTGTTGATATGGTAGGACAGTTCAGGGTTCCTCCTAGAACTGTGACTCTTACAGGAAATGTTGGTTTTACTAGACCTAGAAGACCTGATGAAGAGATCGTACCTGCAAATGCTTTCATACCACATATGCATTACACCACAACTTTTAGGTGTAGAACTATTAGACGTGCTGGTAATGAAGTATTTGAATTAAATTATTTTAAAAACGCATCTACGATTGGTGTTGAGAATTGGTATGATGCCACTGATTCTGGTGATGCTGACGCAAGACAACCTGCATGTAAACACTATGCACAGTCTGAAGTATGGAATACTGGTAGTTACATCCCTAATTCTACCTTTGCAACCTTTGAATACTATGGTATTTGTAAAGGAAGTTGTGGTGGATTTATTAATAGTTGTTTAGTTCCTACTGGTAAAGCACAGTTTGTTAATACTACTCCAGAAGGTGACTGCTATCAAACATTCACCATCTTCGGAATCGGATTGAGAAGAGAGACTATGCAATGTGCAAGTTCTAGTTATACTGTAGGAGCAAATTATGTTGAAGGTGCTTCTGGAGTTGGTAATGATGAAATTCCGACTGCTGCATCTAGTCCTGGCGGTACAGTACAGTCATTCCGACTATATGAAACTGGTATAAATCAAACAACTCAAGGATATAATCCTAAAGGTCTTGGACAGTGGGCGTACAGTGGATATGGTGGTGCAGCTAACACATGGAGTAACTTAGCTGACTTTGGTCAAGGTGAGGTTAACATGATTGGTGGTACTGGAACTGGATTTAGAGTTCTATGTCGATTTGAGGCATGGCCAGGTGCTGGTGGTAATCCAACCAATACGAGATATAAAATTATCTCTTTCGTTGATGGTGGAGTCAATTACACAGCAGGTGATGTTTTAACTTTCCCTGATGTTCAGGGAAAAAATATCGGTAGTGCATCTGCAACTGGTAGTGGTGGAATCAGTTTAGAAATTGCCACTACATCTTTTGGTGGTGATGCAACTGCTGGTGCAGCATATCCTCATAACACATCATTACATAATATGTTACCAGTGGACGTTCAGGTTGGTAGTAATATCAACGCTGCCTATCCGCAGGTTGCTAACGTTGTTGAGACCACTGAACCATTTGATTATGACAGTGATCCTACACGTCACACACATACTATTAATTACTCGACTGGTCTCACAAATTATAAGATAGATATACCAGAAACATTTATTTCTACTGATGGGATGAATGCTTCTATCGCTATCCAACCAGAGACTGACACAAAGATTGATAATCTAATCTCTCCTTTCGTTATGGTAGATTACTTAATTAAGACCTAAAATGTCAAGAAACATACGTTCTAACTTTCTTACAGACAAATTCACTTATGGCAACTCTACTTTGCCCATTGGTGCTATTGTACCTATCTTCAAGGCAACTGATGATAAGGTAACAGACAATGGTGTCGTAGTAAACCTAGGAGCAGTTGTTTCTGGTGCTGGTGGCGGTACTGGATACGTGACTGATTTAGGAACAATTTCTGGATATCCCACAGGTCCTGTGACTTTAGATATTCCAGCTTCAGCATTTGAGGTAGGAACAGACAATATTGTTATTCCTAATCATCCTTTCGTTGAGGGTGATAAGTTAACAGTTACCTTAACAACTCAAGCTCCAAACAAATGTAAGTTAGGTGGATCTATTCAGTCTATTACTGTTAACAACGCTGGTACTAATTACACAGCACCACCGTTAGTACAAGTTACTGATAACGGTAGTGGTCCTGTTAGTGCTGGAACATTCCAAGCAGAGTTTGACTCAAATACGGGAACAGTGACTGGAATCAATGTTATTGATGGTGGTGTGGGATATCAATTCCCAGTTGTTACATTGGTTGGTGGAGGTGGTGATGGCAATGCTACTGCTACACCAACTTTATCAGCAGGTGGTATTGGTGGTATTGCTTTTGACAAAGGATTTACATTCTTAGTTGATGTTGTTGACTCAAATACTGTTAAATTTGCTAGAAGTAACGGAGATATTGCTGCAGGAAAATTTTATAATATTACTACCACTGGTGATAATGGAACAGTTAGTGTAGCATCGAGCACTGGATTTGGATTGACTGTTGGTATTGCAGCAAACTTAGATGGTAGTGTTAACTTTGTTACTAAGAAAAAGGCAGGATATGGTTATCAAGATGGTGATGTAGTTTATATTTTACAACCAGGCAGTAGTGGAACAGCGAGAGTTGAAATTGTTAATACATCATCTACGACTGCTGATGATCCAGATATGCAGTATGAAGGTTGGTTATATTGTGATGGATCTGAATACGATGCACAAGACTATCCACTATTATATGAAGTCATTGAAGATAAGTATGGTGGACTTGGTGGAACATATGACCCAGAAGATTTTGGATCTACCTCAAATATTAAATTCAACGTTCCTGATTACAAAGCTAGGAAATTAGTTGGTGCTGGTGGTGGTGTCAGTGGTGGTGGATCTCCTGTATCAGGTAATGTTATCTCTACTGTTGGTGCAACAGGTGGTAGATGGTTCTTCTCAAAGTCACAACAGGAAGCATTATTTGATATTGGAAATATAGTAATTAGTGGATATACAAATGTATCTGAATTTGTTGGTGGTAGTCTCACAGGTGAGGTAACTATACAAGTAGGTCCTTTACAAGAAAAATTATTAACATCAGTTCCTGAGCATGATCATGCTATCTTGACAACAACAGCACCACAGGCAGGTGCATTTGAAGGAGGTGGATTTGCTGTTGACAATTGTCTTGCTAGTTATAAAGACAGTACAGGACAGGTTAATTTTTTCCTACCAAATGGAGGATCTCCACTATTTCACTCTCATGGTATCGTGGATTATGTCATCACTGATCCAACTCTATCTACATTTGGTAATGTAGGTGGTATTGGTGATACAGTGGATGTAACTATCACCACAACAAATATTATTGGTGAAGTAGGAGGAACTAGATTTAATATTAATGCTCATGATTTAGCAACTGGATATAAAATTAGAGTTAAATCAAATGATCAGACAACTCAATGTGTATTTGACATTAATGGTGTCGCAGTTCCATTTGCACAGAATACAGAGTGGTATGTAATTGTTATTGATGATGATAATTTTTACTTAGCAGAATCAAAATACAAAGCTAGATTAGGTGAAGCATTACTTGCTACAACTAATGGTAGTGGTGGTGAGGATATTGTAATTGAGTTAGCATATCGAATTGCTGGAGATCTACCAGCAGATAGCGTGACAGTTATCCAACAACCAGCAGATACAATTTATGATATTGGTGACTCATATACTATTGGTGGTAAAACAATTCAGTTGCCAGGTGGATCTGTATCTACTACAGAAACTATTGTACAACAAACAACTGCTGGATCATACACAGTTCCAGCTCCAACCTCAGAACAACTACCAATCGCAGGTGTTTCTGGAAATCTAGGAGGTGCAGGTGGTGGAGGTGCTACTACTGATGGTGGTGGTAGTAATGGTGGTGACACATACTATCAATTCTCATACAACGGAACAACAATTCAAATTGTAGCAGAAGGTGGTGAAGGTGGTGACACTGGTAACGCAGGTGGTGCAGGTGGTAGTGGAGGACAAGCAAGAATTGTCACTGGTAATGCAGGTGCAACAAATATTACTGCAACAGGGACATATAACGTAGGTGGATTAGACATTAATATTGGATTATATTTTGATGGAAATCCTGGTACTAGTGGAGGTCCTACTCAAGGTGGTGCGGGTGGTCCTACATCTTACATTGGTGGTGCTGGTGGAGACGGTGCTAGAACTTTGTTTACTGGAACAAATGAAGTAAGTCAGTCATTCAATACACCCTCTGGTTCTTTCTATAACTACAGTATTCCACAAACATGGCCACTTGATAATCTAAAAGCAATCATCAGAGGTGGTGGCGGTGGTTCAGGTGGTACTGGAGACGGTGGTGGATCTTGGCACGCAGGTAATGGAGGTCCTGGTAAAAGAGTCTCTGTAAATATTAATTCTGGTACTGCAGGTGGATTGAGAATCTACGTTGGTGGTGGTGGAACCGCAGGTAGTGGTAGAAGCGGTGGTGGTGGATCAAGCACTGGTTTCGCACCTGGCGGTAGCGGTGGTAACGGTACTGGTGGTGGCGGAGGCGGAGGCGGTGGTGCTGCATCTGCCGTTGGTACTTCAATTGCAATGATCGCTGGAGCTGGCGGTGGTGGCGGTGGAGGTGCTGCTGGTGATGGTTCTCAAGGTGCTGACCAAAACGGTGGTCCTTCAGGTAATGATGGTGCTCAAAACTTAAGTAATATCTTCTCTGGTAGTGGTTCAAATGGTGGTAACTCAGTCTGCTCTGGTGGTGGCGGAGGAGGAGGTGGCGGTGGAGTCGGTTTCGGATCTGGCATCGGTGGCGGTGGCGGTGGTGGAAATGGTTCCAACGCACGTAGAGATGGTTATGGTGCTACTAGAGGACAATCTTCATACAAGGGATCTGGATCAGGTCCTACAGCATCTTTAATCTCGGCAGGTAATGCTGGCAATGGTGCTACTGTAGGTGTAGGACAACAAATTAGTGGTGGTGATGGATCTGTTGAAATGATCGCTGTAGAAAACCAGACATTCTATGGTTCTGGTGGTGGTGGCGGTGGATCAGGTGCATACTTATCATTTGAATTTGATGCTACTGATATCAACGCTGGAACATTAGTTGTTGGTGCTAGTGGTAACAACGGTGGATCACCAGGTGAAGGTAGTGTTGGTTATGAAGTAACAGAAACTATCTCTGGTGGTACAGGAACCTCAGTAACTTCTGGATTATTTGATAGTGCAAGTGTATCAGTTGATTATGTTCAGTCTGGTACTGGATCTGGAACCAACGGTGGATTTGCATCACCTGACTCAGAGAAATATCTAAGATTCTTCGGACAAGAAGCAACTAGATTTGCAAGAACAATTTCAATTGATGCTAGTGCAAGCAACTCAAAACAATCACCAATCAATACAGTTAGGATTAGTGTTATCTGTGGTAATGGTAGTAATGGTGGAGAAGCACCAAACGAACCACTAGAACTATTTGCTAGTAATGATAATGCTACTAGTTTCACTAAGATTGGTACAATATCATCTGCTATCGGTCCTTCAAACTGGACTGCAGTTGATATTCCTATCCCAACAGCATATCAGGTAAATAATTTAATTCTAGAAGTTAGACAAACAAGATTTGCTTCTGGTAATGCAGCTAATGATAACTTTGGTATTGATTATGTCTCATTCATTCATGATGAGGTAGAACAAACTATCACAACATATCCTTCTGGTAAAGCAGATTTAGGAATTGAGTTTGTTACTGAGCGTATTGAACCACAGGGAGATCCACTTAATTCTGCTGGTTTAGATGTGAACGAAGGTACATTCACTCTGTCATCTGCTGTTAAGTTGAATGTTTCGTCTGCATTGCAACCAGAGATTGACATTCCGCTGTTAACAAGGTATCATTTAGTTAAGTATATGATCAGAGCTTATTGATGTTAGAAGCGAGTGAGAGTGGATTGATCATTGATCCTGAAAGATTAGAAGGAAAGTTTGAAGATTTTATTGGTGTATACAGAAGACTTGTACATCATGACATATGCAATACTATTATATCTAATTTTGAGAAGCATTTAGAGATCAATCCAGATTACGTACAGCATGGCAGTAACCAAATGCCACAGAAGAAACTAGCACGTCATGATGTTAGCATGATGTACGATGATATTGACATGGGATTGTCTGCACACTTCTATAAATATCTCAATTCTGCATTTGAGAACTATAAACAAGAGTATGACCACATCAACAAAGTTAAACTAGCATCTGTTGGTTTAAAAGTACAAAAGACTCCAGTTGGTGGTGGTTATCATACTTGGCATTATGAAAACTCTAGTTTCAGAGCAGCAAACAGAGAGTTAGCATGGATGGTATATCTAAATGACATGCCAGACGGTGAAGCAGAGACAGAATTCTTGTATCAAAAGAAGAGATACAAACCACAAACAGGTACATTATTGATTTGGCCAGCAGGCATGACACATGTTCATCGTGGGAACACAGTCTTCACCCATGATAAATATATTGCGACAGGCTGGTTCATTAAAATCCCTTAATCAAATGGCAGACATACGTGTAGTAGTGCAAGTGAATGCACTAGAAAGAATGATTATTGTCGATGGAAAGACACAATTCATCGAAGAGGACTATTGGAATGCCAATATCCAAAACGTTCTTTATCCATTCTGGACATCAGACAGAGACCGTTTGATTCACTTGAATTACTTCAGTGATGGGTCATATGGTATTGAAAAGAAAAAATATGTATATGATCGTGCAACTAAAGCAAGAGCATGGAAGACGTATTCATGGGTAGAACCTACTGAATCAGAAGTAGCACAAATTGCTGAAACTATCAAAGAGAAATACTTTGAGTATCAGGATACCGAACAAGAGATCGTCCAAGAGAAATTATATAATGAGTTTGGTAGATGGAATAAGGTATCTTGGGAAGGTATCAGAATGATTAGAAACTATCTACTCTCAGATTGTGATTGGACACAGATGCCTGATGCAGCTCTTGATGCAGATACAAAGGCAATGTGGACAAAGTATAGACAAAAGTTGAGAGATATACCTGCAGACCATGATGGTCAAGATGCTGATGATGTTAAGTTTCCATTCAATCCTATCATGTATAAGATATGGGAGAGTAAGGTTGATGTAAACAACGAGAAAATAAATGAAGGTGAATATCTAGAAACAGATGCTCAGTTCGGAAAATTTGACACATCGACATATGGAGAGTATGCTAGAAGAATTGTATTGACAATTGCATCTAACTACAAAGTCAAAAACCCTGATGTCATTTTTGCACCTAGTCCTTATGTTGAACCAACAGTGGACGAATTCAATGCAGTTACGACTCAAGATGAATTAAATGCACTCTTAACAAGAATTAAAGAAAACAACGTTTAACTAAATTATGGATGATAAATTAAATATTCTCATTCTCACGATGATTACGGGAGAAGAGGTGATTTGCAACCTAAAAGATCATGTAGAGACAGTTAATGGCGAAGAACAAAAGGTATGTTATAATATGACATATCCATTTACATTGACTAGATCAGGACCTATTAAAAATAAACAAGTTGGTGTTATCTTTACACCATGGAAATTCTTCTCGTCTGACACATCATTCTTGATTGGTTATGACAAAATTGTTAATATGTGTACTCCTCTACCTAATGTAATTGAACAATACAAGCAAGCTTGTGATGCATTTATTAAAAGTTTAGCGGAGATCCAAAACCCATGATATATGAGTATGATTTCTTTGACCGCAACCAATTAAGACAAATACTCAGTCTCTTTGATTCTGGCAAATTTGTTGATGGTGCTAGGACAGGTCCTAAAGACAAACTGGTAAAGGACAATACACAACAAGAGGATGTTGATTTGAATAAGATGGCAAATACTGCTATCGCTAAGATTTTAAGAAACTCTCCTATATCACAACTACATCCACTTAACAAGGCAAGTCCTTGCTACATGCTAAAGTATGAACTAGGACAGCATTATGCTGATCACATTGATTACTGGGACATGTGGGGTAACCGAACAGATTATACTGCTGTTATCACATTGAATGATGATTATGAGGGTGGTGAACACTTCATTCAAATAGGAACAGAAACTATTGAACGAAGACTAGAACCAGGTAAGATTCTAATTTATCAATCTGATTTCATTCATGGTGTTAGACCAGTAACTGATGGTGTTAGAAAGTGTGTCACATTCTGGATGGAGAGTTCTATCCCAGATCCTACCATGAGATACTATATCACTGAATTGAATAAGTTATACTTAAAACTACATGATATAGCAGAGGGTGCTGAGTTTGATTATGATACTCTGGTATTGCTTGACCACGTACGTTGTGGAATCATCAAGCGACAATTACAAATGAGAAATTAGTATGTCTTTGTTAACTGATATTATGTCGTGGGATACTATTCTCACGAAGGAAGAGATGCAGGAAATTGAAAGGATCTGCAGTCGTGCTAGATGGCAGTGGGGTGCTACCTCTGATCATACAGCACCACATAAGAAGTTCTGGAAGATGGATGTCAAGGGACATGCTATCTTTGATATTCATATTCCTGAGAAGATCAAGATCCTCGTACCATTTGAACATGAGATCCTTGATTACTATGTCAATGGACATACAAGAGGATTAGATGGTTTCATGCACAAAGATGATGCTGACTACACATTTCTAATATTCTGCAATCCTGTGTGGGATATTATGTGGGGTGGTAAGACTATGTTTGTGCAAGATGATGGTAGATTTGATGCTGTATTTCCTAAACCAGGATCAGCAGTGTGTTTCCCGTCAGACATTTTACATTGTGCAGAAGACGTAAGCAGAGAATTCTATGGTATTAGAGTTAGTGCTGCTTATAAATTAAAGAAAGTAGAGAACACAGATGCAGAACCTTCAGACATTTGATAGTGCTAGAGACTGGGATCAGATTGAAGCATATGCTTCTACTATCTCAGGTGCTTTAGTATATTGGGAGAACCCAAGATTAGAAGTGACATCAGATGATGCCAAGAAAATTGTATTGGATTACTATAAGATTGATGAGGAGATTCCAGCAGAACTTGCTATCACACTAGAGAGTAAGTATTATGGATACATTGAATTTAGAAATGCAGAAATTGCAGAAGAATTTGTGAATGACTATTTCCCTCGTAAGGATGAGGTCAGTGATGACACATACTGGTATCATTGTTATGTTGTGAAACCAGATGGTACAATACCATATGAAAATGAAGCATTACGTAAAGGAAAGAACGTGTGAACAGTGACGCAGCATTTATAATTCCAGTCTTCACACACACTGTCGAGAACTGGAGTGATTATAAAGAGGAGATCATCAATCTACTTGATGTTGAGGATGGTGATGGACATAAAACAGATTATTTTAAATATCACCAACAGGGTGAACTACCACCATATGCAGAAAGGTTGTTTGATATACTACAACCTTCATTGAAAGAATTTGATGATGTATACCCACATGCATTTCAGATTACAAATGTATGGGGTCAGAGATATGGTCGTGGAGACTATCATCAACTCCATAACCATGGAGCATTGGGTTATACAGCAATATTCTATGCACAATTAGAGGATGACCATAGTCCTACATCATTCTTCGCACCATTTCTTGACTTCATTGAGGGTAACGTGATAGAATACGTGCCTGAGGTCAGTGAGGGAGATGTCATCTTCTTCCCATCTTGCTTGACACATCAGTGTAAGGTGGTACAATCTGAATCAGAACGTGTCGTTTTCTCTTTCAACATCAGAAATGCTTGAATTTTGTTATGAACTCCCATATGAAGACCTTGACTTTACAGACGAAGAAACTCGCAAACTATATCGTATCGGAAGAGGCGAGCAAGGGGTTCTATTGGTTCGCCCTTATACAAACCTTATTTGTGCTCATTGGCGATTCAAAA